AGATATTAAATTGGGTGCTTTAAACTTTATAACCTTTATGGTTAGTTTTTCTGATATAGAACAATGGTTGAAATTAACCTTACTTTTAGTATCTATTGTGTACACAATTATGAAAATTATTAATATAAGTAAAGAGAATAAAAATGGCTAATAAAATATCAGAAGACACACAAGTACAATTAGACTTAAAAACTATTGGTATTATTGTTGTTGGCGCCGTTTCAATTGCATCTGTTTATTTTGCTTTACAATCAGATATAGAACTTGCAAAGCAATTACCAGAACCAGAGATAAAGAAATCAGAGTATGAATTAAAAGACGAGTTAGTTCGTACAACGATAATAAACATTAACGAGAAAGTAAATAAGAATAGTGAGAAGCTAGACAAGATAGACGAAAAACTATTTCAAATAATTAAAAGATAATTATGAAAACCTTTTTACTTGTTATATTACTTTTGTTTTCTGTAAGTCTATATTCTCAAAAAGTTACTTTATTGTATGTTAATTCAAGTTGGAATAAAAGCAACGATTATAAACATTTAAGTAAACTTAAAAACGTAAGAGTTTTAAAAGTTAATTATGATGACCAACCAAAGAAGTTTAAGGAGCAAGTTAAATCTGTTCCGGCTATTATATTATTTGATGAAAGTAATAAGCTAAAAAGAGTATGGCAAGGTGGTTTATCAATGAGGTTAAATGTAGATCCTAAAGAGATACAAACAATGATTAATAAAATAATAGGACAATAAATTAAACTATTTTGATAAATAAATATTTTCGTATATTTACACAAAATTAATAATATTAAAAATTACATAAATGGCTACAACCGGAGTATTTAACGGAACTAACTTAATTTTAACAGTGGAAGGTGCCACAGTTGGACATACTACAAGTTGTTCAATGTCTTTATCAATGGACACACCGGAAGCTACAACTAAAGATTCAAACGGATTTTCTGAGTATATCGGAGGCGTAAAAGGGGGAGAGATTTCTTTTGAGGGATTAGTAGTATATGACGATGCGTCAAATGCTATTGAGATGGCTGATTTTCTTTTAGCTAGAACTCAATTAACTTGCGTATTTGGAACTGCTGAAACTGGAGACGCAGTCTATACTGCTGAAGCATTTTTATCAAGTGTTGAAATGTCTGCTGAAATGGAAGCTGCCGTTACTTATAGCGGGTCTTTAACCATCACCGGAGCAATTACAAAATCAACTAACTAATAATAATTAGTTTTTATTATATAGGCCGCCGTCAATATTTGGCGACGGCTTTTTTTACATTAATTTTAAACCTTAAAAAATGACAAACAAAAAAAGGGGTTACATTGACATTAAAGTCGGTAACAAAAACAGAACTCTACATTTTTCAATGAACTTTTGGTCGGAATTTACCGAACAATTAGGAATTTCACTACAAGACATTGGCGGAGCATTTCAAAACGGAATATCAATTAAAGGATTGAGAGCCTTAGTTTATTCTGCAATCTTAGCAAACGACCAAGAAAATGGAAACGAAATAGATTATAATTTATTTACTGTTGGCGCTTGGTTGGATGAATTAGACGCCGAAAAAATTAATGAGATTGTTGAGGTAATGCTACAATCTAAAATTTTAGGTAATAGTTTAAATGGCGAAACTGAAACTAAGGGAAAGCGTCAGCCGTCAAAGAAGAAGTAAATTTTGAAAGCCTAACTGACCATTATATTGGATTAGTTGGAATTAAGCCTGACGATTTTTGGCGGCAAACTTGGAGGGAAAATGCTTTAATCGCCCAACACTATCATAACAATATTAATTTAAATTGGGAGCAAACTCGGTACATTGCAGTAATGATTCATAATGTGCAATGTGAGAAAAAATCACAGATGTTAAAGCCTGAAGATTTATTTCAATTACCAAGCGATATTGCAAGAAAAAAGAAAAGGTCAGAGCCTAAATCTACAAAAGAGCAAATGGATGCTTTTATGGTAAAATATCAATCAATGACTAATAAAAAGACGTTAAAATAAAAGCGTCTTTTTTTTTGTATTTTTGTTTCAACTTATTTAATACTATGGCCGAACAGAATTTAAAAATAAATATTACCGGAGATTCTAGAAAATTAACTAATGCGTTAAATTCTGCAAGTTCTAAACTATCAAGTTTTGGTTCTAGAATGAAAAGCGTAGGATCACAACTTCAAACTAGACTAGCATTGCCATTAGCTTTAGCCGGAGGCGCAGCCGTTAAAATGGCTATGGACTTTGATAAGTCAATGACACAGATAAAATCATTGGTTGGAATAGCCGGAAAAGAGGTTGATAAAATGGGCGAATCTGCTCGTAAAATGGCATTAATAACCGGTAAATCAAGTTCAGAAGCAGCCGAAGCGTTGTTTTTTATAACATCTGCGGGTTTACGAGGAAAAGAAGCAATGGATGTTTTAGAAATGTCTTTAAAAGGTGCGGCAGTAGGTTTAGGACAAACAAAAACAATAGCTGATTTATCAACTTCAGCGATGAACGCATACGGCTCAGAAACATTATCTGCGTCAGATGCAACTGATATTTTAACGGCGGCAGTTAGAGAGGGTAAACTTGAAGCATCAGCGTTAGCCGGTGCAATGGGTGGAGTTATTCCTTTAGCCTCAAATATGGGAGTTTCTTTTGACCAAGTTGGTGCTGCAATGGCCGCAATGTCAAAAACGGGAACAGATGCCGCAACCGGTGCAACTCAATTAACGGCAATACTAGCATCATTAAAAAAACCAAGCGCCCAAGCGGTTGATGCTTTAGATGCTATGGGAATGTCTACTCAATTTGTACAACAATCTTTAAGAGAAAAAGGTCTTTTAGATACTTTAGTAATGTTGCAAGAGGGTTTAAAGAAAACCGGACAAGATACAACTGCATTATTTCCAAATATTAGAGCATTAAAAGGAGTTTTAGATTTAACGGGTGCTAGTGCAGAAGAAAATAAAAAGGTTTTTGATGCGCTTAGTAAATCAATGGGTGCTACTCAAAACGCATTTGATGAAACCTCTAAATCAGCAAGTTTTAAATTTCAACAATCATTGAATGCTGCAAAAGAAACTTTAACAAGTCTTGGACAACAGTTATTGGTTGCAGTTATTCCTTTAGTTCAAAAACTTTCAAATTTTGTTAGAAACTTATATTCAGCATTTAGAGATTTATCTCCGGTAACTCAAAAAGTTATAATTGGATTTGGAATATTTGCAACCGCATTACCTACATTAATTGGATTATTTGGCACACTTACAACTATTGTAGGTGCTTTATTATCGCCATTGGGATTAATAGCGGGAGCATTAGCAGCGGTATCATATATAATTTATAAAAATTGGAATGAAATATTGCCAGTTATAACTAATTTGTATAATCAATTTGTTGATTTATACAATTCATCTGCTAAACTAAGAGTTTTAATTTACGGAATAGGCGCTGCTTTTAAAAGCGTTTTTGATATAGCAAAACTTTATGTTGATAATTTTGTCAGTTCATTTTCTACAATGTGGAAATTAATTAAAGAGGCTAGTGAGAAAGGATTTTCAGGATCTTTTGGCGATATTATAAAAAGTGGATTTGATGAACAAGTTGAAAATATAAAAAATACCGGTAAAGGTTTAGGAGAAAATTTTTCTGATGCTTTTAATGATGGTATAAAATCAAAGCTAGAAGAAAAAACAACCGAACAAATACAAAACGGATTATCAAACGCGGTTAATGGAGTTCAAGGTTATGTTAATTCACTAGGCGCTAAAGTTAGAGGATTTTTTAATGATGGTTTATTTCAAGGGGGAGGATTAGGAGACGCTGCGTCAGGGGTTTCAAGTCAAACAGACAATGGCCCTAGTACAGTTGAAAGAGGTGGAGTTGGTATTCAATCACTTGCAACGCCAATGAGCGATATGGTTGCGGCAGACAATGATAGATTGCCGACAGTCTTAGGAGAGCAAAAAGCTATTTTTATGGGTTTCACAATGTCTTTTCAAACGGCTATGGATTCAGTAAGAAGAATAAGCGGTGCGGTAAGTCAATCATTTTCTCAAATAGGTAATTCTATTGCTAACGCTTTTGGCGGAGCGCAATCCGCATTAGGTGCTTTTTTAGGTACTTTAGCAAAAGACGCTTTAAAAATTGTCGGCCATAATTTATCAATATCAATGTCTAACTCAATTACCGGAGCAACTCAATCAGCTAAATCGTTTGGCCCGGCTGCGGCTTTTGTTTTACCGGCATTAATAGCGGGAGCAACTGCATTAATATCAGGCGCTTTTTCAGGTATTGAAGGTGGTGGCGGTGGAGGTCGTAGAGCGATGGGATCATCTGTTGGAGGTTACGCCGGTACTACTAGCGGAGTTGTAACTGGTTTTGCAAATGGTGGAATTATAAGCGGCCCGACAATGGGATTAGTTGGCGAATATCCAGGTGCAAGACAAAATCCTGAAGTTATAGCGCCATTAAATAAATTACAATCTATTATTGGTAAATCTAGTAATGGAGGAAATATTAAAGTAACCGGAGAGGTTAGAGTTGATGGACAAGATTTGTTGATTGCAATAGAAAGAGCAAACGAAACTGCGGGAAGAGTTTACTAAAATAAAACAATGGCATACGGCGTAAAATACAGATTAGAATTTTCCGATGTTTTAGGATTTGGAAAAAAAATAGAAATATTAAAAAAAGATTATACCGGCGATGTTCTTCCAATGATTGGAGGCGCAAATCCGGTTTCAATATCTTGGCAATCGACTAACGATTTTTATAGCCCAATTATAGGCTCAAAATGTCAATTAAATTTATTTGTTACCGACGACGTTTCTTATGATGATTTTTATAAGTTCGATGAACGAGAGTACAAAGTAGTTATTTACTACAATCAAACACAAACCGGAACTTATGTAAATAGAGTTGCAGATGACGGAGGAAGTACAGAATCTATTGAATGCGTTGATAATTCTATTGATGCAAATTTAACAACCTCTACAAGTTTTAGGCGTAAGGTTTTAGACGACGGAGGCTCTTTTGAATCTATACAATGTTTATACAATAAAATAACAATAAATGACATTCCAAATTGGACAGAATATTGGTCAGGTTTTTTAGTTGTAGATAGGTATAAAGAAAAAATGACTACAAAGCCATTTGCGGTAAGTTTTAACGCTTTTGATGGCTTAGGCACACTAAATAATTTTAATAGCGTAATAGGCTATAATAACAACAATGTGCCGGTAAATAAAACAAATTTAGAACGTATTTCTGAAATACTGCAAAATTTAGATTTAGATTTAGATATTTACATAGCATCTGATATAAAATACAGAACTTTTAGCCCGGTAACAACTAGCAATTTTGAAGAAATTACAACTCTAGATGTTGGATTTGATGAAATGACCGGAGACTATGGTTTGCTAAATGCAAAACAACAACTTGAACTTTTACTAAAACAATTTAATTTAAGAATATACCAATCTTATAACAAATGGTATATTGTTGAGGTAACAAATATTTTTGATTATTACGTCAAAGATATGATTTACAACAAAGTTCAGTCAGGTACAAGCGCAACTGCAATAAGAGAAAAAATAACTACTCAATTACAAAGCACATACGAGGAATATATTGATTATAGAAAGTATGACTATTTAGGTGCTACTATTGGAACAGAAAGAAAACAAGTTCTTTACAGTAACAAAACAGAGTTAAAAGAAACTGGAAACACATTAACAAGGGATTTTTTACAACCGGCATCTGAAGTTCATATTATTGGAAGTTATTTAAAGACTAAAAACGCCTTTTACAATTCAGGTTTTGAGTATGGTAAATATGGCTTTGATGTCATAGAGGATTCTGCAACGTCGCCCGGATTTACATTAACAAATCCAGGTAGTGGGTTTTTTCCTGATGGCAGAAGAAACTATAATACAACCGGAGGAAGTGGAACGGGTATGATAGTAGATGCAATTATTAGCGGTGGAAGTGTTCAATCTTTTACTATTGTAAATAATGGACAAAATTATTTAGTTGGCGATATCATAAACATTCCTTTTGATGATCCTTTTGGAGTTTATGCAACTTTTGAAATAACTTCTATTCCATACTTTTCAGAAATAGCAACTGATGAAATATCTTTTAAAGGTAGGCGTTCAATGAAATTAACAGACATTGCACCGACTACTGGATTTACTCAAATGTTTAGTTTTGAAAGTGGTTTTTTTAATCCGCAAGAGGTTAAATATGCAGATTTTACTTGTAAATTAAAATACTACATAAGTGTTTTAAATTCACAAACAATAAATATCTCAAACTCATTTAGTTATTCAATAAACACAGTTTTAGGAAGTACCGGATATTTTTGGGATGCTGCAAGTGGTAAATTTTCATCAACCTACGCCGGAGTTAATACAATTACAACAACAACGACAAATAAATGGCTTGATTTAAATATTGCTTTAAATGATACTGATTTAAATGTTGGCTCTGCTACAACTGCAACAATAAAATTCACTATTTACAATACGCAATGTTCTGACGCTGATTATGATACAACGTATTATGACAATATGCAAATATTAGAATCTAAAACGTCAGCTGACCAATCAGACCAAACCTTTATTTCTAAACTTACTAATGTAGGGGTAAATACTAACATTAAAAAAGTCAATAGAATACCTGACCAAAAGGCGGGATATTATAGAACTAGAGAGGCAAATCCTTCAGCTACTTTTAAACCAAATAGTATTGATTTAATGACTGTTTTAGGTAGAAATATAGCAAACGATTACAGAAATTTTGTTACAAGATATACCGGAACTTTTAGAAACTTAAAAAGAGAGCCGATGTCTATTCATAATAAACTATGGTGTTACTTTTCAACAGATGAGTTTGATCCACAAACTACAATAATTGACGGCCTTACTTATAACGTAAAAAATGCAGAGTTTAAAGTTGTATCACATTTACCAAACAATGATGACGATACGCCAACAACTAGCATAATAAATTAAACTTTTTTCTTTTGTTTTGTTTGTCAGCCGTCGTTTAACAACTTTGTTATTCGGCGGTTTTTTTAAAAATAATTTTTTTATTTGAAAGTTTTTTTTTATTTTTGCGTAACAAAATAAATAGAAAATATGTTTGAAAACAACTTCAAAGCCGAAATGAAACGGCTAAATCTAAAGCGTTATGATGTTTGCAGATTGCTAAATTGCACAATGCCAACACTAAAATCACGTTTACAAAATCCGAAATCCTTTACAATTAATGAAGTGGCAATATTACAAGGCGCTGAATTTAATTTGAATGGAATAGAATTAACCTTAAATTTTTAAATTTTATGAAAACATTTAAAGAAATTCAACAAGAATTAAAAAAAGAAATACCCTATAAATGGAGGGTGCAAAGTTTTAGTAAACATAAACCTCAAGCAACTTGTGTTGCTTACATTGATAGCAGAGATGTTCAAGATGTTCTTGATAAATACTGTGATTGGTCGGATAGATATTATTCTGTTAATGGAATGCTTTTTTGTGAAATTACAATTTACGCTGATGGTATTGAATATAAAAGATCTGATGCCGGAAGTGAAAGCAATGTTGAAGCACAAAAAGGTCAAAGTTCAGACGCTTTTAAAAGGGCGGCAGTTAAATTTGGAATTGGTAGATTTTTATATTCTAAAAAAATGGTTTACTTGAAAGCCGATGCAGTAAAAACCTCAAACAATTATCCAAATGTAGTTGATGACAATGGCAAAAAGGTTTGGGATATTACTAAACACATAAACCAATCAGCTAACCAAACAACTAAAAAAACGCCAACAGACGACAGACAATGGCTAACTGAATCACAACTAAACGCAACTTTAAAGGGTACAAAAGACCAAGCCGAAAAGGTTTTAATTTCGTATAAAATGAAAAAAGTTTACAGAGAACAAATAGTAAATAAGTTTAATTTAAAAT